ATGAATTACTCTATTGAGGGCACAGACCTGCTGTCAAAGCGTATGGTTGCCTTAAGTGGTTTACTAATAACGCTAAGCAATATTGGTCTAAGCCCATTTATTGCGGTGCCTATTGGTATACTATTAGTGTATATCTTACGTAAGTAGCAGCGAGCGTTGAAAGCCCGCCCGGCGAAAGCCGGGCGACTCCACAAAGAAGTAACATCACATTTATCAACCCACTACTTTATAGTGGAAAGGAGTTGTTTTATGGCAGATGTACGTATCACTTGCATTACTCTATCTAATACTAATGCTACACATGAACATATTACTCATGTAGGTAGTCCTCAATTTAATCCTCAAGGTAGTAAATGGACTGTAGCTCAAGTAGTTAACGCTATAGAAAGTAGACAACACACATTCCATGTAACAGATAGTTATGGAAATCGTGCTGATGTCGGTGTAGTTGATCCCGGCAATAATAAACCTAAATTCATTCGCACCTATGCTGATGGAAAATGGAATAACAACTTGTTATCACTACCTCAATGTTAATTTTACAAATAATAATTTTTTAATAAAAATTAATCGTTTGTAATTAGTATACTATTAATAAGCTTTTCTTTTTTTATGAAAAGCTTTTTGCTTTATTAATATAACACTATCTTTATCATAAAAAATCTCATTGAGATTTTTTATATAATTTACTAGATATCACTTATATTTCATTTTTTTAAATAATTATAGTCTATTAAAAATATTTTTATATCGTTCTACGTGCTATTGGATTAATCTAAAAACAAAATCCTCATGCTCTATCAGTCATGTACCAAAACCCATTAAGAACCCAACAGTAGGGTATATTTTATTTCTATGCTTGCCTGTTCTCTTATTGTAGGATGGATGTAACCCACAATAAGGAGTATTAAAAATGAGAATGACTAAGCGAAAAAAAGAAATAATGGAATTGTTTGATCCTGATAATATTGAATGGGTAATAAGTGAAATTGGTGCACCTCCTTTTGACGTTTCAGGGATTGCTTATATGCTTAAAGGGATGGATTCTTTTGACAAGAAAAGTATTCTCGAATCTACTCGCAGAACATTAAATAACATGGTTAAAGATGGATTATTAGAAAAGGTATCTAGTTATGAGCGACGACAAAACAAACACCAAGGCTCAAGTACCTCTCCTGGTGTTCACTGTGTTGTTACTCGTTATGGTCTACCAGGAAAGTGTCATCTTGTGAAATATGAAAATGACGGAGAGGGCTTTATTGAAGGTGAGTTTGCTAGAATTAATTAACTGATTAATATCTTCAAAACCGTCACTTTAGCAAATAACTTCCCGATGAAGCTCGTTGCAACATCTCACTATATAAATAACTAATTGATTATTATTGATTCTGTTAAAAAAATAGATTAACGCTCATTAGTCATCGTTTCAGTGACCAATGGCATACTAGCAATATCGTGTGTTGATTATATTGCAAGTGGTCACGGTGACTTTATGGCTTGTTATTAACTCATTGTTTACATTACTAAAGGTCAATTTGACCGTCTGAATAACCTTATTTTAACTAATAATAAATTAATTACACCCCATCGAATGAGGCTAAACGTTCTTTTTGCTCATCCGTTAAATTAAAGACAAAATCCTCATGCTCTATCTGCCATGTACCAAAACTCATTAAGAACGCAACGGCTGGGTCTATTTTATTCGCTGATTTCTTTTTATTGGGCTTAATATTGGCGTTTGCGTCCGTTTCCATTACGACATTAGCCATCGCCCACGCAAGCACCGGATCGCCATTGTGACGAATGATTTTACGATTAACGAATACCTCGGCTGATTTCGCCACAGGGCTAAACTTCATGTAAGTTTGAGGGAATGGCTCAACATCTAACCCCGCACCTTGTAGCTGTGTCCTTAAATGGGTAGCGTTCCATGTATCAAAACCTATCAATTTGATATTAAATTGTTGGCTGTCTCTAAGCACATCATCACGAATGCGATCATAATCAATACAATCACCAGGAGTGGTACGAAGCCAACTTGACTTAACCCATTGACGGTAAATAGCCCTGTTTTTATTGGCGGGGTTCTGTAACTGCGCTTCGGGGATATAGTGGCGAGTTAATAACAACAATTCATTATCAACAGGAAAGGTATAGCAGACACTGGTAATATCCCCCGTAGAAGATAGATCCATCCCAGCATAACACTCCAAGCCTCGTAGATCAGTTTCGGTATAATCCATTTTACACGCTAACCATGCCCCCTCACCCATCCAAGGAGTCTCACCCTGACACCAGATATTAAAGCGTTTAGTTAACATTTCCGTCCATTGTGAGGGAATGCCTCGTGCCTTTTGTATCGTGTCATATAAAGCATCACCATCAACTGACACATTAAGATTGGGATTCGCCTTTATCCACAGACGTTCATCGTCAATTTCTTTTTCGTCATCGAGTTCATAAATCAAAGCAAATAACGATTCATTTTGTTCTTCACCCGCAAGGATTTGACAACAATAATCATAATGTTGTTTACAGGCTGAAATGACATTACTGCCTGCCGTTGTGATCGCAAATAAAATCCCTTCAGGACGTGCCCCCATCCCTAATTCAAGGGCAGAATAAACCGCATTATCAGGGTGTAAGTGATATTCATCAACAATCGCTAAACTGGGATTGGTTCCCTCAATAGTCGCGGCTTTAGCGGCAAGAGGTTTCAATAAGCTATTACGTTTCGGATTAATAACTTTATGTTGCTGTATGGCCACTCGTTTTTTAAGTGGTTTAGACAACACACACATTTGACGGGCATCATCAAAGACAATACGCGCCTGATCTCGGCTCACTGCGGCGGTATAAATATCTTGTTGCCCGTTTTCCATCACCAAAAACCAATTAGCCAGTATTGCCGCAACGGTGGATTTTGCATTTTTGCGGGGAACCTGAATATAAGCACTGCGGTATTTTCTTCGCCCCGTTGAGATCACCTTGAAACCAAGGAGATTCGCAAAGGCAAATTGTTGCCACGGCTCAAGCTCTATCGGCTTACCTCGCAAGTGCCCTTTAACATGCGAGCAAACGCGGGAGAACCCGATAAAACGCTCTACGACCTCATTATCAAAGGTGTAAAGCGGGTTATTTAAGTCATTATAGTAACGTTCAACGGCTTGCTTTAACCGCTGACAGGCGGGGATTTTGCCTGTTTTGATGTCGCTTGCGTACTGCTCCCATGCGTTCATAGGCGATCTAATTCGTCCTCTTCCTCAGTTTCAATCGGATTTTTACGACGAGAAACGGGATCGAACCCCAGTAAGGAAGACATTTTAATCATGATTTTTTCAGCGTCAGCCTTGGCACTCAATGAGGGATTACGGCTCTCACTGCCTTGGCTATTGATAATGCTAAATCCTCGGTTATCTAAGTCCTCAACCGCTTTACGGTACATTGCATAATTGACGCAATACAATTCTAAATTATTCCAATCGGCTAACGTCAGATCGTCACGTTCTGCCAATATTTTAGCTTTTGCTTTCCACTCTTTAGAGGCTATTTCATTAAGATAAACGGGGGGTTTAGGTGCTCTTGCCATAACTATCTCTATTTCCTAGTAAATTATTTTCAAAAAAATTGCCGTGCGTAAAAATTCGAGGAGGCGCGCGGTTCCTGAAACGAGAGCGTTTGTCATTTTTGATGCCCCCACTCCTTCTATGCGCTTCTATAACGATTTCGGAAACATTCCATTAGCTCCCTATCACGCTGAATATTGCGCCCTGCAAATGGGCTTTGTAGGCGTTTTTAATTGTCCTTGTCTATACGGCTCACTATGCTTTAAGAGTCCTTTAACTAACTGATTTATTTCATTTTCACGCATTACGGTTATACTCATCTCGCCAATCATTATGTCGTGTCGCTTTTGCCTCTACCTCTCGATACTCCCCATTTTTACGCTTTTGCTTAGTGAGTGGATCATGCTTAAAGGTTTTAGTGTTATGACAACTGTGACATAACGCTTGATGGTTAAAATCCACCCAAAACAACACATCACTATCGCCGTTAATAGGAATAATGTGGTCAACAATAGTTGCAGGGGTATATATCCCTTTCCTGAGGCAATGCACGCATAACGGATTTAACTTGAGATACTGCAAGCGATACTGACCCCATCGATTGCTATAACCTCGCTCGGTTCGTGTTCCTCGCTGACAGTCCTGTTGTCGTCTGGCTTCTCGTTTATGTTCATCACATCGCCCTGACTTCACACGCTTATTACAGCTTGGATAGCTACAACGCTTTAGTGGTTGCCATGGCATCTAATACACTCCCACATCGCGATAGACTGACCACAATGATTTAATCGTAAACGGGATTTCTTTTATCTCACCTTCACTGATAAAACCTCGGTTCTCATACAGCAATGAGATATACATTAAACAGCCAATCTTTATCGCGGGAGTAAAGTCCAGTCCTGCTTCAAATCGTTTACCAATATGTTGTTGACAGACTTCTAATGCTGCCGTGATATAAGACTCAATCAGTTTGTCTTCATCACTCCCATCAATACGGCAATGTAACTTCACTTCATCAAGACCAATTTCTGGCTTAGTTGTCGTCACGTTCTGCCCCCACACAAATCATTTCCATACTGCCCTTGGCTTTATCGGCCACAATACTTTTAATATCCCAATACTTGCCGTCCGTACCTGCGTAGTGAAACATCAACTGATCCGCGGTAGTCACATCAGGAAAATAACGCAACCAAACTCTCACGGTGGTTTCACTTTGTGTCTGTTGACTACTGAAATATTCCCGCCCTCGAATGCCTTTTACCTCTGCCCAGACTGTCGCAATATCAAACCACATCACCTCATTACCACTGAGGGCATCTGGTTTTAGTTTTGAGCGTTGAATAGTCACCCGTTGATTCATGCGTCCTGCTTTCATTCATCCTCCTTGTCAGCACCTTTCTTGACCTCGACGGTCTGTTTCCATGCCTGACTAAATTCATCACCGCCTTCACGAGGCGGCAACCCCTCACGCTCACGGGCTTCATTCGGACACATGACTCCCGACTTAATCGCGGTTTCATAACTGCGGAAACGCTCCGTAGGATTAGCGCGGAGTAAATCTGCCGTATCAAATTCCACTTGATAACGAATATTCGGTGTGGGTGACGTGAGTAACAGTGCCGATTTAATTTGTTGCTCAAAGTTAGCTAACCACGGACGCATAGTGATGGTCAGTAAGGCACGACTTGCCTCACTAAAGTTACTGTAGGTACTGTTGGAATATTCTTGTAAAAAGATAGGGCTAATGTTGAACATACGGGCAATATCTTCAATGGTAAAACGCCTTGAAGCTAACCACTCCGCATCTTGGTTACTCATGCCTAATTGTTCATATTCCATGCCCCCCTCAAGAATAGGGGTTTTCCCTGCATTACGTGCCCCTTTGTAGCGTTCTAGGGCTTCTAATGCCTTAGTCCCTTTGAGGCTATCGAGCCATTCACCCGATTTAATAATGCCAGATGCCATCATACCGTCTTTCATGATACTCGCACCGTGTCGTTGTTGAGCTAATCCTAAGCCCAATGTTTCACGGCAAATCGTAACGGGTGAGCGTCCTAAAAAACCGTCATCGGTCGCATAACGTAAATGCAAGATTTCTTCTTGTAGGTAGGTTTTCACCTTACCGCTATACGGTTCAGTCACGGTATAACTGTATCGGTGATCTCCAAGTCGATTAATCACTACCGCACTAGGGGGGTAAGGATGTATTGATTTAGGCTGTCCATCTTTACCCCACGCAATCACCGCATAGGCGTTACCATTGAGCAAACAATGACGCATTAACGTGCGCTTAAATTGAAAAGCGGTCTGACAGTCATTTGGCTTTTCATTGAGAAGATAATCAACAGGATGATCACTTAACCACTCTCTTGATTCTCGCCCTTTATCATTGTGTACTCGATACAGAAAACAGGGCATGGAGGCAATAGCTTCACTAATGACCGTCACCGCATTCATCACGGCAGGTAAGCCCTCCGCTGTTGACGAGCTAACGTGTTCTCCTGAGTTTGTGTTAGATACCCCTGCCAGAGAAAGAAACTCATCAATACTTAGACTGCGGGATTCGGAGGCTTTACGTTTGAATGGCCACATTATTCCACCTCAGCTAATTGTAACCAGCGGTCAAAATTTTTTACCGCTTGCGGTTTACTGAGTGTTAAGGAGCGTTTGGCAATTTCTACGCCACTATCAGGATAAGCAGGTAAACTGGTGATGGTGATTTCATGGAGTTCGGCCTCTAATACGGTTCTGACATACGGCTCTTGACCAATATCCCACTGATCTTTAATCGCTCGGAAACCAAAACTCATACCGTCAATATCACCTCGTTCAACCAAGGTGAGAACATCACGCCCTAGTTGCGTATCAGGCGGAGTGAGTTCAAAACGTAACCCTGTTTCATCTTCGGTGAGTTGTAATGTACCAGAAGTCGTGCGACCTAATAAATTGGTGTAATCATGTTCATATAAACATAGAACATCACAACCATTCGCTAGGTTATTGCTAAAGGCATTTTGGGCAAACTGTTCGACAAATTCATCCCAAAGCACATGAGAACGTAAGCCCCATTTAATGACATAACCCACCAGCTTTTTATCACTGGCAGACAGCGTGGCGGTACGGATTTCTAACTCAATATTTTTCATAACACATTCCTGACAATAAAGAGCGCTCCTGAGATCACAGGAACGCTTCCAGAGTTATTAACCCGCAGCTTTCACTTCCAACACTTTAATCGCGTTAGAATCCACCAGCCCACCCCCTAAATATTTATCGGTGTGAACTTTGATAAAGCCCGGTTCTGTAATATTGTCAGGGCGAGTACGTGTCCCCGTTTCATGATCCACAATGAAGTAACCGCGTTTAAAATCACCTAATGCAATCACATCATCAGGCATGTTTTCGAGGTAATGAACGGGTAAGCCTAATAAGGTATCAGGATCGCCAGACTGTAAACGATCACGCCAGATATAATCCCCATTGCCATTTTTCAGCTTCTGCACTTTAGCTGCAGTATTGGAATTCATCACCCAAACGGCATTTTTGCGGTATTTCGCTCTAAGCTTAAATTTCAAATCAATCAAGCTATCCGCTGTCAGTGTCGTTGCTTCCAGTTTTTCTAATTTGCCAAAAGCGCGCGTTTTGTCATCTTTGGCTTCACGAGGATAAGCTAAAAAACCTTTTGCTTTTTTCAAACCATCTCCCGTGACAAGATCGGTTTCTTCGGTATCAACAAACGTGTCGCCAATTTCAGTGGTTAACCAGCTCAGAATATTCACATCACTAAAATCAATAATTTCTTGCGTGGTTTTGGGATAGGCGTAGATAGGGAATAATTTGATACTGACTTCTTCTAACTTTGGTGTGCCAGTTTCAGTACGAGCGTGACCTTCTTCACCGTGATTGACCTTTGCCCCACCGACAGAAACCAATTGTTTATATTCGTTGCTGTGCGTGGTTTTGATGGTACAGATTTTACGCATCACCGAATCATCGGTTAATTGCTGCATAATCTGCTTATTTAGTTCAGGAATAACGGTATAGCCACCATCAGCCGGAACCCCAGTAGATAACGCGCGCGTTTCGCCTGTCAGGATATAATGACGTAATTCATCATTACTCACTGTGTTATCACCTGACACGGCTATACCAGCCTGACTGCGTTCTTCCTCTGCCATCGCTTCATAACGAGCTATTTCAATATTCAGGGATTCCGACTGATGACGTAACTCATCAAAACTTTTGGCTTCATCGTCAGTGAGAGAACGCTTTTCGGTTTCTGCTTTAGTGAGCAATGAGCGCATTTGCTCGGTGAGAGTTGCCTTTTGTTGGCGTAATTCGAGAAGTCTTTTCATGAAGTGGTTTCCGTAAACAATAAAATGTTAAGACGTGAAACCAACACAAAAAGAAGAAGACCGTTTAACTGGAGATGCCTGTCAGAAAAAGCAAGGATTAAACGGTCAAGTGGCGGCTCACGTCTGAGTGCCACTTATCAATATATATCTGAAAAATATAAAGAAAACACCTAAGTTATTACACAGTAAACATACAAAAACATGAGTAATGATAATTTACATAACTTTACTTTTAAAGATAGCGTTTATCATGCTTTGGCATTTTTTTCTCGCTCTTCCTGTAAATAAGCAATGAGATATCCAATTGCTCCTTACTTGCTGCAAAACGACGACCTGTGAAGTCATCAACTAAAATGCCATGCCCTTCAACAAACAAAAAATGATCCATTTTCACATGATATTTGTATTCCTCAAGGGACATAGTTTCTAAATCATCAATCTGACGATCATCTAAATATTCATTACGTAACGTTGTCATATCATTCATATTATCAATCCTATACTGTTTATCATTTAGTCTAAATAACGCTTTCTAGTAAAATCATGGTTTTTGCTAAACCACCTGTACCACTTAGTTAAAATTCATTTTAAAACAAATAATTATAATGGTTTTTAATATGGTTTGATTATTTTTTAACCTAAACCACCTGTACCGATTTTTGGTATAGGTGGTATAGGTATAATTCTATCTGTACCTTTTGCTATACCACCCTTAAAGCCTTTGTTTATCTGAACATCCTTGATATTGGGTTAGGTGGTACAGCAAATCTCTCGTGCATGTGTTATGAGAAAAGTTTTTCAGTCTTTTCCCCTAATATTGCTGCAAACGAAGATTTTATTTCGCCAATAGCAGGAAGGTCATAATAACGCCCATTACCTCTATCTGAACGCCCTGCTACTTGGATTCCCAATGTCCTCATGATACGACCAACCGTAGAACGTGCGGCAGGAGGTTTAATATTTTCGCCATTGGCTTCACTCCAAAGCATAAAAGAGTCCACTAACTCCGTAGTGTAAATTCGAGTTTGAGATTTAAACGGTTGTTGACTCCATAGTTCACTATAAAAAAATTGATAGACAGGTGGCATACTGGCTAACTTCTCTTCAACTAATGCGGCAGTAACTGGCGCACGTCTTGGATCAAAGTGTGTTAAGTCATACGACAATAACCACGCCAATAACTTTTGTGCGCCGTTATCATTTATCCATTGATGTAAACGGTCAAAATAACCTTTGTTTTGTGCATAAATCACATCTGGTTCTAACACAAGGTAACGCCTTTCCCGTAACCCTGCATTAATCACCCTGTCGCGGTTGCTTGCAAAAATAAAACGGGCATAGTTCGGCATGATTTCGGGATCTTTACCTTTTCGCTCTAAGTTAACCGTGTCCTCGCTAATAATTGCCTTTAACTTTTCTGCTGTACGCCCATCAGTTAAATCAGCTTCATCCACAAATACAAATAGCTTATTTGCTATGGTGCTATTAAAACGTCCTGCTATTTGACCAGAACCATTCACTTGAATAGCATACATGCCTAATATCTCTAACAATGGACGAACCATAGACCCTTTACCTGTACCCTCTATGGATTTCATCACAATGGCAACAGAGGGTTTTTCTTCGGGCTTCTGAAATAAATGAGCTAGCCAACCAACAAGATATTGATAAGTTTCATTGTCGCCCGCGCAAATTACCTTTTCTAAATGCTCAAGGTAGGGAATAACATCACCCGCTACAGGTTCAATACTTAATCCTGTGTACAGGTTATAAACTTCTTTAGGGCAATTTTCAGGATTTGGATAAAAGCCGACACCTCCTAATTGCTTTGAATGACCAGGCCAATTTAACCATGCTTCACCCAATCGACGACCAACAACCCTACCTTGATCAAGAAAATTATTTCTGAATGAGTTCAATGTTTGAAAGCAATGTGTTTCCCCAGTAACTGGATTAGGACGCATACTAACAACATGGTGATCGCCAAAAGCATAAACATGCGTATAGGTTTTGTTGACTTCATCCAACATATCAACATCCTCAGCAGTAATACGTGTTCCATCACCTAACCGGTTAATAGCAATCACATCTGCTGTTTTCTCATAGTCACGAGGCCACAAATAATCAGCCCTAGCAACATCAGATAAAACCTGCCGTAATTCACTTTCGTCTATAAATTCTAAAACTAAAGATTTACGTTTACTTTCGGCTTTGTCAGGCTCCTTTGAAGAATGGTATCCTTGTTCAATAAACCAATCAGGAGTAATTTCCCCCTCCATAACCAATGAGCGCATACGAATGGCCAGCGCATTTAAACGATGATCTTGCGGGTAACGTAAAATGGATGCATCAGTATCTGCCTTTTGAGGTGGTGTTCCTCTTTTTACCCACAAATAAACTGTAGCGAATAAAGAGTCAGACCACTCTGGTAATTTTTTATGTCCAGCTATACTCATTTTTTCACCCCACCAGCCATAATGAATTTACCGATCAACGGGTGAAACCAATATTTGCTACCTACCTTTCTTTTTGCACCTTTAATAATGATTGCCGCAGCTTCTTTAAACTTTGACTCATTAACAATCAATTGACTACCCTGACGAACCACCAGCACACCACAATTTTTAGCTAATAATTCCGCTTTGCTGGTGGATAAACCCATTTCAGACGCTAATGTGGTTAATGGACTCATGCCCTCAGGTATAGAATGTTTACGCTGCATAACAGCAATTACTTGTTCTAACTCAACTAAGCGTGATTCATACTGGCGAACTTGCTCAGCTAATTGGTTAAATTGTAATTTACTGATCATGTTTCACCTCTCTACGCTGAATTTCGTATTGAGCCGTCAATAGATTTTGCTGTATTGCGTTAATTATTCTTGGTAAATAAATCAATAAATCACTCATACCATTGAGATGTTCTCTCGCATTCTTGTCTGTGTATTCATCACTATTTAAGGAATGAGCCGCTAATTGACCTACCGTTCTCATTCCTAACGCTAAACCGGCACAAGCATCTTCTGAGTCACGAATAACATTCTTTAACTCTTGAGTCGTCATTCGATTTAAATCGTGACGGATAACAACATCATAGATATCAGCCATGCCTAAGCTCCCTCATTGTTAGAATTAATTTCTATCAAATTAAGATCTGTAATTAATTGCCCGCAATGCTCAGAAGCGATAATAGATAGCATGGGAATAAATCGAACTAACTCAGGATCGCCATTACATGCAATTTCTTTAATTAAATTAACTAAATCACCCGTTGAGATTGCATGGGTTAATAACTCATAAACCGTTTTGTTTAATACTTTAGACTCCATAATTAAGCCCTCCCAACATAGATGTATTCTTTACTAAATTGGCTAAGAGACATAATTACTGGGCTATTAAAACCATCACGAATAAACGTTACTCGATTAAACCTAACTGATAATACTTTGATGGTTTCACCATTTTTATGAGTATAAAACTCATTAACTTGGGGATTACGCACGATTTACCCCCTGACGAATACGAGCAGAGAAAAGGCAAGGGGAATCTGGAAGTAGTGAACGGGCTTCCTGTTCATTATTCGCTTCAACAGAAAAATATTTAGATTGTTGGCATGAGAAAAAACGCCATAGGAATTTAGTATTTGGGGTGAAACTGTTCCGCCCTGTTACGGGTGTGATATGCTTACTCATAGTTACCTCGATAATTACTCTATCGTTGGTGATTAGCCCTCTAATAGTGTTGGTAGCATTATTAGGGGGCGTTGATTTTATGGGCTTTACCGTGTTAAGGTGACCACCTATATAAATTGAGATTAATTCAATAGGTGACCACTTGTCAACTGTAAAACGAGATAAAAGCCCCAAAGGTGACGGACAGTCACCACAATTTAGAATGCGCATAACTCCAGAGTTGAAAGAACAATTCGAAGCTGCTGCAAAAGAATCAAACATGAGTTTAGCTAACTGGCTTAAAACTCTTGGGCGAAAAGAGTTAGAGCGATTAGGCATCGAGCCAAAAGGCTGAACTGCGTACGTATTACGTACAGACATCAAATCCCACCCTCCAATGGAGGATTGGAAATATTTAACCAACCCGATATAATTAGGGTAGTTAGTAGCTTGTTCCACTGAATGAAGTTGAATTAAGACAGCCTGCACGCTGTCTTTTTTCTTTTGTGCGTAACGATTAGTTACTCGCAATTTGACCAAGTACCCCCTAAAAATTTTTGTATAGTTCTTAACCCAGCCAATGGCTGAGTTAAATTCTGTGATGCCACTCATTGCGGTTCCTCCTCTGCCATAGCTGGCAACTGAGGCTGATATTCATCCCAGAGTCGATTTTCCTCTTTCTTTAAACTGATTTTCTCTGCTTTGCAGGATTGAAGATCACGCCCGCGCTGTGACGAAATTTTCAGATACTCATTGCTACGCCGGGTAAAGTCATTCAATAATCCAAACGGAACACCATAGGCCCCAGTCTTACGGATTGACGGGATAACATCACGAAATACCCAGTTACTGAAACGGTGCGCTAATGTCCCGCTGGTAGCGGCTTTACGACTACGAGTAATAAGTTTGTAGAAGCCAGATTCTGAAATAATGATTAATTTTCTAGCTCCTCCGCGAGAGAGATTATGACTATAACTTAAAGTTACAGTCATCTTTTCGTCTTCATCAAGACTCTTTACAGCTTTTGCTGTATTACTTTGCTCTAATGCACCACAAAGGTCTGTAGCAACAAACCACGGTTCATTGTTAATTTTAATAATCCGAACCTGAACGCCCTCAAAGCGGATAACTGAAATATCGGTTTGACTGATTTCAGGGTGAGCGAAACCCTGACCGGTAACGGTCTTAATTTTATTTTTCATAATTTAGATACCTATTTTAATTTATTTTGCTACTACTCAGAGTGGGTGGTTCTGGTAGATGCAATATAGGCATCAATGTCTGATTGATAGTAAAATACCTTTCTTTTACCAATTTTATGATAGGGAATATCTATCTTTCCATTACTGGCCCAATTAGCCAATGTTTGCGGACTAACACAAAGCTCTTTTGCAGCTTCTTTTCTGGAAAGTTTTTTTATCTATTCTGATTGTTTGCATAATTATCACCGTATATTTCTAATTAACATTGGTGATAACTATCAACGAAAATAACTAATTTATTCAGACCATTAACATGCTGTATGGTTACAATTACTGGCTAACCTAGCACAATAGCCAGTTATCGCCCCCCAATAACTGGCTATTTGGGGAAAACTAATTCAAAAGATAGATACTTTTTAGGCCTATCCGGCTGCATACCTGATTTACTTACCCAGTTTGACAAGGTATTTCTGCTAACCTTTTCATGGTAATGAAAGCATAAAGCATTAATTAACCCTGTTTTGCTTGCACAGGGATATTTTTCCCAAGTCAATTTTATTACAGCCATTACTTCATCATAGTATGAATTCCTTGGTTTTGAAGCCTTCGCCTTATTTACATTGGATATTATTTCTTTTTCTACAGTATCGCTTCTTATAGATTGATACATAATTTCAGTAAATAATTTGGCATATCTAATTCTAAGTTGCTTAGCCAATCTTTCAAAACCCATTACCTCATGAATAGCAGCTGACTTAATTAAATCTGACAAGCCACTTTCATAGAAAGAAAATAAATCTTTCATCTCATCACTATCCCTAAAAATACTTGACCCTACAAATATTTTTTTCACTTTCAATATCTGATGCTAAATTAATTCTCTCCTCCCATGAAAGCTTAGATAGATGGATATTTAATTGTTTAGATACTGATTCTCTTGAAAAATTCTCGATAAGATTTAAAGATACAATATCTGCTAATAAACTTGGGTCATTTATTAAATCATTCATGTCATGATCTATCTTAGTTTTGTAGTTGCTCATATTTACAACCTATTTATTTAAAATTTCCAATAAAAAATGTTTTTTATCTTCATCAGATAAATTACGACATGCCAAAATAATTTGGTCATTTAAGCTAAGGCTTTCATTTATTAAATTTGCATTTTTTAAAATCCTATACTCTATCTTCTCTGCAGGCTCTCTCAACTCATCAGCAGAAAAATATAAATATCCCTGAGTAACATCAGCGCTTCTCATTGTTCTGTGGTTCAATAAGCGTTTGAGAATGTAGTTTCCTACCCCCACCAGCTCCGCTATTGTACCGAACGTCCGGCGACCATCATGCCATTTAAACGGTATAGGCTGTAACAAGTCCTGATTTGGTTCTGGCACTGTAGCCGCACTGATACGATCGATAATATGCCGATACTCTTTGATAACCCCTCTTTCGCCCGGAAAAACCAAAATACCATCACCAGACTTCATCTTTGCCCTACGTCGGAATAAAGCTAAGAGGGTATTAGTTATAGGCAACTCAAGCGGATCACCGTTCTTTGTCGTATCAATCCAGAAATAACGGCCTCCAAGATTAACCCTGTCCCATGTCAACTCTAATATTTCTGATTTACGTAACCCGGTAAAAATAGACATTTCTACGGCATCACATATAGCAGCGGCGATATCATCCCGTTCCTGTTCGGCCTGTTCACGAATACTACTCAGGGCATTAAACCATCTGGCAAGATCATTGGTTCTTATTCGCTCTGTTTTTCTAACGATACCGTGCCACTTACGCTTTGTACTGAGAACCATTGTGGGTGGGTCAGGCAACAGAATATTTCCATTATCATCCCGGTAATGATCATGAGAAAAACGGTAGATAGCTCGGAGAACCCGCGCCCAAAGATCAGCCTGTGCTTTACTTCCTGTGCCTACCCCTGCTCGCAACGTTGATTTGTCCTCTCCGAACCACACAGTTCCGTCAGTAATTGCTTTATGCCGCAATTCAACCCGTTCCCGGCTGATAGATGAGAGCTGCTGTTTCATCCAGTCGCCAGAAAAATTCTGCAGGATAGAGCAATACTGTTTTGCCGTTTTCGATCCTAGCCTCTCCCCCCGGTTTTCAATGTAGGTATCCAAAGCATCCGCTAGTGTTATAGCTGCTTTCTGATGGGTGCGCTTTACCACATTCGGGTTCTGTCCGGTAGCTGCAACATCTCCCAGCAGTTCGAGAGCCTTTGCCCTAGCATTATCAATTGTCAAATCAGGGAAGCGCCCCAGCGTTGCACGGATGAATTTGCCGTTTCTTTTTCTGGAGATGCAAAAGCTTTTTACCCCGCTGACTCCCACACGGATACGCAGACCGTTAACAACTGTATCGCCATACTCAATCTGCCCTCGCTCTGCAGGTGGCAGACTTTCAAGTTTTGCTTTTGTGAATTTGAACGTATCCACCAGAACCTCACACCAACCGATTAGGGTATCCTGCAAATCGCTTGCAGCACTCTAGGATACTTATAGGATACCAGAGTGCGGGATTTTGGGGTATTTCTAAGTAATAACTGGTATGAGACGAATTATCTAAATAGTTGAAATTATATGAAAAGTATTTTTAGGTAACATTTTGGTCAAAAACTCATAATCGATTGGTCACTGGTTCAAGTCCAGTAGGGGCCACCAAATTTATCTGTTAAATCAGCATATTAAGCCACTTTGAGAAAAGTGGCTTTTTTGTATCTAAGGGTTATTGCCCCCTTTTTGCCCCCTGAGATTTTTTTACTGCCCTAATTTTTTTCATGACATGTTACGACGACTTTTATTTTCTCAAAGTATGTCATGCTAATTTTCCCCAATATATTTGTAATTCATTTCAGTTTCAAAAATCTATATAGCCACCAGCTTAACGGACAGTTCGCCAGCACGCGGAAGCGAATCACAAAACCGACCATGTAGTTTGGTGTATTTGTGACAAACTGTGCTCAGCATATACAGATCCCCTGTGGTTTATTACTCAGGACTTTCAGTATCCCCCTCCTTACTACTGACGAAATTTGATGGAGATGTAGGTAAATCGTCCCAATATAAAAACCAGATTTTTGTTTTTTTAACTACATAAAAAATATAATTAATTTAAGGTAAGTATTATATTATTATAAAAAAATTGTAATTATTATTTTATAAGGGTCGGTATGTATTTTTTTCTTGGTTTTTTGTTGTTTCTAATTGTTTTGATGGTTATTTGCAGGATTAGAGTTTTATGGTTGGCAAGAAAAAACACAATAACTGAAAAGGATTTTAAAACCTTCAAAGAGTATAACAATATTGAAGATTATGAAAAAGAAGCAAAGCAAGCTGTTTATGCAACAACAATAAGCAAAACTATTTTTGAAAAATGCCAATGTCTCATAACATTAAGAACAATGCTTGAATCCCTACACACTGATTATGAAAAATATGAAAAAGTAAATCCGTTATTAATGGAGCTATTACGCAAAAAATTTACTTTTACATACTCCGCTTTCATTACTATCTATCCAGAACCCATCGAAGAAAGCGGGCTAGAACGATTTAGTTTAATTAATACAAAAAAATACTGTCCAGAACATGTATGGAAACATATTCTCAAATCCGCTATTTATACCAATGAAGAATTGGATGACTATTTTGGGTCGCAGGAATTACCCCCACTGGAGCGGATGTGTACAGATATGGATTTATATAACGAGTTTAAAGGAACGGTTTTATTTGATGAAGTGATCGGGTGCTATGTTAATGAAGAAAACGAAGGATCTCAAATTTTTTGATAATGAGGTTTATTCTGTTACCGAAGAACAGTTACGCCAGTGGCTAGATGAAGAGCTTGCATTTCTGAGTTATGTCACTGAAGGTCTTTTTGAATATTTGTATTGA